AAGAGGAAGCCCAGGCCATCAAAGACGGCCTGGACAGGAAGATGGCCGGTGCCGGCAACGCTGGAATCATCGGGTTTTTGAACCGATCAGCCAAGATCGTCCCGTGGTCATTTAGCCCCGAGGACGCACAGTTCCTATCTAGCAGAGCATTTCAGGTTGACGAGGTGGCGCGGTGGTACCGGGTGCCACCACATCTATTGGGACAGACCGAAAAACAGACGAGCTTTGGCGCCGGCTTGACGGAGCAGAACCGGGGCCTTGCCCGCTACACACTGATCCCATACACGTCGCGCATTGAGCAGCGCATCTCGCGTCTGCTGCCCGAAGGCGTAGACGCAGAGTTTGACTACTCAATGTTGGTCAAGCCCTCACCCGAGGATGAGATCGACCTGCTTGTGCAGCAGGTGGAATCGGGAATCTTAACTCGCAACGAAGCTCGCAAGATTCGCAACCTGCCTCCTATCGAAGGCGGCGATGTCTTGCCTACCAAGACCGCCACTACACCGCAGGAGAACGCAGCTTGATCGCCGAAACCATCGCCACCGCAGCCCGCAAGCTAGAGGCCGACCTGTGGACCCAAGCCGCCGAGAACATCCGCGCAGCCGTTGACAGGTTCGAGATGGATATGTGGGAGCTGGCACGCCAGCAGTTAGAAGCGAGTCCCACCTATGACGATTGAGATCCGTTCGGCGGAGCTACGTTCGGAGGTCAAAGGCGATACCTTGACCGGCTACGCACAGGTTTGGGGTACCTACGCCGACCTTCGGAGTTACGTCGAAACGTTCGCACCGACCGCGTTCAATGAGTCTCTCAACGACGCATCGACCGATGTTCGCTCGTTCTGGAACCACAACCCGACAATGCTCTTAGGCCGGCAAGCCGCCGGCACACTCAAGGTTTGGGCAGACTCCACCGGCCTCGGCTTCGAGGTCAAGTTGCCGAATACATCAGCCGGCAACGATGTTCGCGAACTTGCCGAGCGTGGCGATATCGGCGGCGTCAGTGTGGGATTCCGCCCTGACGCTGATTCCGAGAAGTGGACGACCTTGGGCAACCGTCAACTCCGCACGCACCACAACGTGACCCTGATCGAGATCAGCCCGTGCAGCATTCCCGCCTACGGCGAGACCTCGGTCCACCTGCGTTCGCTCGCAGACATTCCCACCTATCCCGCAACAGATTTGCGGACACAGATTATCCGCGCTAAGACGCGGGTTCACCGGAAGGTAAGCAATTGAAGACTATCGAAGAACTCTTGACCGAACAGCGCGCGATCGTTGACGCCGCTGTGGACGACGCGGGTGAAGAACGCTGGCTGACCGCCGACGAAGAGGCGGCGTGGACTGCGCTGGAGACGGAACTTAAGGCTGCCCATCGTTCCAAGGAAATTCGCGAGCTGCAGCTGGCATACGAATCTCCAAACACCTCGCTGGCTGCCGTCGTCAACGTCGGCACCGCCAAGCAGGACGACACCCTGGAACGGGCGTTTGACGCCTACCTCCGCAGTGGTCATCCGAACGCTGACATTGCGGAATTGCGAGCCCAGAGCGTCGGCACCAACACCGCTGGCGGCTACACCGTGCCCGAGACCCTGCTCAACAAGATCACGGAACGTATGAAGGCGTTCGGTGGTGTCGCCAACGCAGTGGAAACCATCACCACCACCACGGGCGAGCCGCTGCGCTGGCCGACCCTGGACGACACCGCCAATACTGGTGTGATCGCCGCCGAGGGCACCGCACCCGCCTCGGGTGGTGCGGATCTGGTGTTCGGTGAGAAGACCCTCGGCGCGTTCAAGTACGTCGCTCCCGGAGCTTCTCAGCTACCGCTACGAGTGTCGCTAGAATTGTTGCAGGACAGTGCGTTCGACATTCAAGGTCTCGTGACCCGCAAGCTGTCGGAACGTATCGCCCGCAAGCAGTCCGCGGACTGGGTCAACGGTGCCGGTACCACGCTGCCGTTCGGTATCGCGACCGGTACCGCGGTGGCTACGAACACCTTCGACAATGCCGCGCCGACATACGCGGATCTGGTCAACGCTGTTCACCAGATCGATCCTGCCTACCAGGAATCGGCAGTGTGGACCTTCAATGACGCCACACTGGCACTGCTTGAAGGTCTCGTTGACTCGACGGGCCGCCCGCTGCTGAACTCGCAGAACGACGGTATCAGCGTCGGTCGGGCTAACCGCACCCTGCTTGGCTACCCGGTCGTCATCGATCAGGCATGGGCCACCTACGCAGATGGTGGCACCAACAAATGGGGGGCGTTCGGTGATCTCCAGTCGGGCTATATCATTCGCCGAGTGCAGGACGTGACCCTGATCGTTAACCCGTACTCGCGGGCCAATGAGGGTCAGGTCGAATACACCCTGTGGGCGCGGGCTGACGGAACCGTGCAGGACGCCAACGCTTTCCGCGTGTTGCAGAACGAGGTTTCGTAACCCGATGGCTCGACGCACCATTGCCGCCCTCGCCCAGCGTGAGGCGGAACTAGTGGCCGAACTCGCCGAGGTCCGTGCAGAAATCGCTGCACGGGCCGGCGAGTCCGACCCTCCGCCCCGAAAATACGCCCCACGGAAGACAATTGAATGACTGAAAAAAGCAGCCCCGCAGCTAAGCTGGCCGAATATCTCGCGGGCTCGATACACGCTGAACTGCCTCTTGAGGAACTTGTCCGGCGAGCGGCGCTGCTGCGCTACGAAGCCGGGTGGGTTCGTACGGCCATTATGAGATACGTAAACGAGGCGTTCGAGCAAGATGACACCGCCGCTTGGTTTGCGGAGGGATGGCGGTCGGACTTTATGCCCGAACCACGGACCAGCGTAAAAGAGTTGGCCAAGCGACTATTCGAATTGGAACTCGGACACCGAGACATTTCCCGGGCCTACGACGCCGTCATCAATGAGATGGAGATTCATTTCGCAAGGCCCCTGACGGTTGCAGTGGGCACGGATGAAAATGGGCGGCCTCAGCACTGGAGTGTCATGGACCGCGATACCAAGCGTGTGGAGTATGTCGAGTGGCCGAAGCCCTGACGCCCGCAGAGGAAGAACGCGAAAGGGTTCGGTCCGCGATATCCCAGGCGTCCCGCGAATCGAGAACTCTGGGACCCTCGGCATTGGCATTGGAGCTGCCCATGGAACTGCCGCCCGGACACCCCGCACCAAGGGAACTGGTCGAACGCGAGGCGCAGCTAATCGAAGAAATGCGTCTGGCGGCAGCGGATTACATTTTTGCGTCTGTGTACCGTGGCGTTGGTCAACAGGCGACACAAGACAGCAAAACCATGAACGCCAAAGTTGCCAAGCATCGTGAACTCGGCGCTGAGTTACGGCAGGTGCAAGACCAGATCCGCACGCTTGCGCTTCACCAAAGGCACGGTGCCTAGATGGCCGAAGCCCTGACGCCCGCTGACGTTTCGGCTTACGCAGGCCGGCTCGACGCCAATGACCCCGAGGTGGCCCGTGCGTTGTCCGCCGCATTGGCGCGTGCACGGCGCTACTGCCACTGGCATGTTTACCCGGTGAAGACCGAGACGTTCACACTAGATGGCGATGGCTCCGAACGGATCTCGATTCCCACCCTCAACGTTGTCGTAGTCCTAGCAGTCACGGTGAACGGTGAATCGGTTGATGTGTCAGAGATTCAACGCCCCGCACACAGCCCGTGGGTATTCATCCGTAATGCCCGATGGCCGCGGGGCTACCGGAACGTGACGATCACCGTTTCCCACGGCTACACCGCGGCAGAGGCGCCGGACTTCCGAGAGGCCGTTCTACGGATGGTGGATGCGAGTTTTGCCATCGCCGAGAATGAAGGGCGCGGTGCGCTGATCTCGCGTCAGGTCGATGACGCCACCGATAAGTGGTCTGCGAACGGTGGTATGGACTCCGACGTTGAGGCAATGCTGGACCCGTTCCGACGCAAGTGGTTCTGTGCGTAGATTCGGCTCGACAACGGTCGTCTTCACTCGGGTGACCGAGAACCTCGATATCCGCGGCCCCTACAACCAACCGCATATCGAACGCACCGACGTTGAGGTCGCCGGCTGTCGAGCCCGGCCGGTGTCCTCTACCGAAGACACCACCGATATCGGCACGGTTACCGAGCAGCTGTGGAAGCTCACGTGCCCACCGGTAGAGGATGCGATCAACGCCAAGCCGCGTGACGAGATCACCGTTGACGGCGCCCGCTATTCGATAATCGGCGCACCCCGACCCCACACCGATTTGCAGGGCCGGCCGCACCATGTGACCTTGACGGTCCGCAAGGATGGCTCTTAACGTCACCATTTATGGCTATGGACCCGCACGCTGAGCTGATGGCCCGGCACAAAGAGCGCCTCAACTCACTGGGTTACGACCTCGACATGCGTCGCGACGGATATTTCGTCAGTCGGCTAGATGATTCGCCTTGGGAGAGACGCTTCAAAGAGGGCATGGGGAGCTTCATAGGCGCCCTGGACCACTCCACGATGTGGCGCCTCGATCTTGAATATGGCCGCGTTGATTTTGATCGTGAGACCCTAATGGTCCACCCGCGGGACGGTTCCGAGCCGTACACCACCAAACACGTTTTCATCTTGGGTTGGGGCGGCGATAAGCCGCTAGGTGAGACGGCCGCCAAGGCGACGGAATTATTCATGTTCGCGCCAATGCTCGCCGAACGTCATCAACTCAGCCTTGGCGGAGCGTGGCACAAATGGGTCTAAGTGTTCATCATCGCGAGCACAAAGTCCGACGGCTCAGCCCCGGTGACAGTGCAGATGAAATCGACCGCTTGGCTGTGGATCTCTGATTTACGCCGCGCTTGAGTGACATCGCCGACGTTGACCG